GTTTTTACTTCACCATCAAAATTAAACTCTATGTCGTAAATGTAGTTAAACGCTGGTATGTTTATGATTTGCGTATTGATTTTAAATAAACCGTTTACAGCATCAGTAATAGTTATTCCAGCACTACCTACAGATGTTAAAGATAAACCAACTACACCGCCATATTCTTTGCGTAATTGCATACGAATAACAGTATCAGTTAAATCTACTTCTACATCATTTATTTTTATTTGAAAGTCCACTTCGTCGAACGTGTCCGACTTTATGTGCTGGAAATTTAGTTGATTCATTCTCTATTTGTTTTAAAAATAACTGTAATTTTTTTACGTTTATCTCTTTTGGTTTATAACTTATATTACCCACTTAAATCTTGATTTATCGCTATACTTTTTTAATAAATATTTTTGATTATTGTAATCTATATTTAAAACATTGCACGCTTCTTTTAATCCGTAATATTCTATATTTGTTATTTTATCAATACATTTTTTTGAATTAGATATTGACAATCTTTTTTTGTGTTCTAATGAAAATTCTTTATTTTTAAAGTAAGCATCATTATTTTTATAATATTCAATTAAATTAATTCTTCTTTTTTCAATATGTTCTTTATCTTCTTTTAATCCTTTATTCCAAGTTGTTTTCCCAATTTTCTTTTCACTCATTATTTTTTTAGTTTCAATAGAATGTAAATTACCAAGATTTCCTTCACCACCTAAAGTTATGTTTGATAAATTTTTTATTCCATATTCGCTAATTAAAAATATTTCTAATTCACAAGCTGTTTCCCAATCTATATTTTTTGAAATTATTTCAACATTATAATCAGTTTTATTTATTATATTATTCCAATAGTTATTTCTACCATCTTTTCTATATGCTCTTTTTTCTTCTTTACCAATGCCAATATAAAATATTTTATTAGTATCTAATCTTCTATGTCTATAAACTATTGCCATATTTTTATAAAACCCAGCTAGTAAAATCAGCTGATTTATCAGGGAATACATCAGCGTTTGAATTAGCGTTATATTCTGGAAAACTAACTTGATTAAAACACATATAGTCAATAAAACGATTTGTGTAACTTTGCGCTACATCACGTTCTTTTGCTATTAAGAAATCAATTTCGTTTTTATCTACGTTTGTGCTATTCTCTGAATTATGTTTAAATACACCTTTGTTTGCTACTGTATATGCTGCGTAAGGTAAAAACTCTACCATCGCCCAGTGTATCAACATAGGTTTAATATAAGTCGTTAAAAGGGTTGTATATGGTTCTATTAAATCGTCGCTAACAATATCGTCGTTTAATCTATTAAACAATCTAGTTCCTAAATAGTTTTGTATGTGTACGTCTTGCGCTATTTTAATAAACTGAATAAACTTATCTGTATCAATATTTCCGTTTAAAACAGTGAATTTAACAATATCGTCTCTTGAAATAAATAATGCTTGTGCCATTTGTTAGTTTTTAAATCCCATTTTGTCCCAATATTCTTGTGTAAATCCTTTTGTTGGCATATCTGCTGGTTTCATAGATACTTCTTTTTCGTTTCTAATTCTATAACCAAACTTTTCAGCTATTGCGTTACTCAAAGGTTTTGCATTTGGATTTGTAGGGTCTATTTTTACACCTTCTAAATTTGCGTAAGTTCTACGTAGCCATTTATGCTGACACCTAGGTCCGCCTTTATATAACCAAATAGAATAATTAGCAGACCCATTTGGTCCAAAACCAGCGTTTACTGCAAAATCTTCCATCGCTATAATATCTTCTTTACGATATACCTTGTCAGCATTTAACATCTTTTTGCAAAATTCTCTTTCACCGCTTAAATTACCACTATAAACATATCTTGTAATAAAGTTTACACCATCAATAGTTTTGTCTTGTTCTTGACTTTTAATGTTTGGTCGAGCAGTTCCAGTACTTACAAATTTCCATACTTTAGACAAAACAGATTTGTCTTCTTTTTTTGTATTTATAAGGTTTATTTCAGCATCTAATTCTTCTTCAGAATCATAATCTACTTCAGTTTCATCAATCATTAACCATTCGTCTCCTAATACTTCGCCTTTGTTTATTAATTCATCAGCCATAGAATCTGAATTTAAACAAGTATGTGAACTCAAACCAGTTTCTTCAGCTATTTGTTCTTGCGTTTGTGTGTTTTCTAAATCAGTAAATTCTAAAGGTTGAATAGTTTTAAAGTATAGATTTAATGAAATATTGTTTACAGATATAATAGTGTCAATAGCGTAACATAATTCATCTTGATAAGGTTTTATAACTATATTGTCAAATAATAGCGTAGCAGTCTTTATTTCGTCTGCATTGTTGCCTAAACCACCGCCTGAATCTCTAACTCCTAAAAGCATTGGTGAAGTAACTCTATGTCCTACAATTAACTTTTCAAAACATTCTTTACTTAAATATTCATAATGCGCTGGTGCATCAGTTAATGGTAAGTCTTCAACTGTAGTTTTACTTTCTGCATTGGCGTTAAATGCTACAATTACTTTTTCACCTCTTGCCCCAGTTACTTTAGAAAGTACATCACGTTTAATTTGGTCACGCATTTCTTCAGTAGGAATACCGTTGTTAAAATTGATAACTTTAGTACCACTAAACCCGTTTGAAATATCGTTTATTAAATAGTCACCTATTTGTTCTTCTAAATAAGCATAAGGCAAAGCACCTGAATAGTCAATAGGAGTATAATAGTGAAATCCACTAACATAAGGTTTTACAATATAAATCTCAACTTCATTACCGTTACCAAAACCAAAAGCAGGAATCTTTTTTAATTTTTCGCTAGGTTTTACTTTTGTCCAATCAGGGTGATAATACCAATTTTCTATTTCTCCTTTATCGTTACATTTTTCTGCTCTTAATGTGTGCATAGGAAAATGGTCAATAGATTTAACCCTCTTTTTTTCCATTACTACTTGAATAGCACCCATTCCAAGAAGTTTGCGTTCTAATGCTACTTTTTTAAGACAATCACCTTTTATTAAAGAAACAAACTGTGCATACTCGTTAGGTTTTCTATTAGCATCTAATGCTGATATACCTTTACCGTATATCATATTTGTAACACCAGTAATAATAGAGCCATTTGTAGCACTATACAAATATCTATCGATTAAATATTGAAAGTAATTATTATCTTTACCATATTCAATATAATGAGTTTTTGTATTTTCTTTTATTTCAGGCGATGTATAAGCCGACAAATTAACAACTGATATATTATTCATAAATTATAAATTCATTAGAAGTAACATTTTGAACATACACACCTTGATTTATTGTATATTCCGAAATTTCTTGATTTGTAACCATTATTTTATCTCTATATACAATAGTATCACCATCAAAACAAGTTAGTGTATAAGTATGATTTTCTTTTAAAAATTCAAACTGTAAATCTTCTTGAAACTGCATCCAATATTTCTCTGTAACTAAAACTGGATTTGTTATTGTAAAATCTACATTTTCCATTTCGTTGTGAAATACCATAGACGTTATATCGTAACTTCTAGGCATAAACTTGAAATTTTGTGTGTATGTTGAATCCTTTAAAACTATCATAACAACTTTTATTAAATAATAATATAATTTGCAAATTGTTTTAAAATAAAAAAGGGCGACATAAGCCACCCTTTTATAAAAAACATATATTATTATGTTCCTGCAACAACTGTAAATCCAGCATCACCTAAAGTCTCTACAATAAAGTTAGCAGGTATTCTTTCCATTCCTTTTAACTCTAAAGTATATCCTGATAAATCGCCCATAGCAGCACCAGTTACAATAGTACCTCCAGTAACTTCCATTCCGTGTTCTAAACCACAATAAAATAAGTTTCCGTTGTTATCTTCTACGATAACTTGTGGTCGTCCGTAGGATAAAAGTTTTACTTGTTTGTGCATCGCAGGAGTTAAATTTTTCAACTGTAGTTTTAAACTTTGGTCAAAAAATGTAGTTCCATTTTCACGTGAAGAAGTTATAGTTTGGTCAAAACTATTTGTACCTTTCAAATCGTATTTATAAGCAGTTGGAGTTCCTGATACAGCTTCAATAGCATCTGTATCAGTAGCATTGTATGTATATCCAGTTGCATCGCCAAAATTAACAAAATAAGCAGCAGTTAAACCACCTACTGCATTTTTACAAGGTTCTAAACGCCCTAATGTAATATCACAAGCCATAGTTTTTTTATTTAAAAGTTAAAAAAAAGGTGGTGTTTATTCCACCACCCTTTTAGAATTTATTTATAATGATTATGCTGCAGGAGTGTAAAGAACAATCTCTGAACCAATACCGTATTGAACAGCAGCAGTAAATCTTGCTACAACTCTTACGTTTTGAGAACCATCAAGGTCTTCCATATCAATTACTTTAACTTCGTTTTGGTTATTTAATAAACCAGTTCCAAAGTACAAGTTAGATTTTTGTGCAGCCATCATATAATCAGTAGCCATTCCGTTTGCAACAAAGATTTTAACACCATCAAAAGAAAGTGAACCGTTGTTCCACCATTGTGTTCCCATAGCGTTAGTACCTGCAGCACCTAAACCTGATGCACCAAATCCACCTAATGCACGAACGTAATCTCTAGCTACAGATTGTGAAACGTATAAGTACAAATCTTCTTTTCCGTATAATGTAGCAGGAATCAAATCAACTACTTTACCCATTTCAGCAATTACGTTAGCAGAAGTAACACCACCCGAAGCAGGAGACGCTACATCTAAAACAGTTGCATCAGCAGTAGCAAGTGTTACAAATCC